TATTCAGGTGAATGGTTTAAACACTCTATAATTTAGAGAATTAAAACTATATTAATAATTAAACCCGGCTTAGGTCGGGTTTTTTTATCCTTTTTTCATATGTATAATAAACAAAAAGTTATTATATGGCTGCAAACCACCACACTGACGATGTATTCGTTCAAAAAAGAAGACCCAAAAAACCCATCAAATTTAATGTACAGCTTAACGATGAACAAAAGATAGCTAAAGCAAAAATCATTCAATCACCAATAACGGTGCTTAGAGGAATGGCAGGGTCAGGTAAAACCTTAGTAGCAACACAAGTAGCATTAGATATGTTATTTACCAAACAAGTAGAAAGAATTATAATTACAAGGCCAACTGTATCAAAAGAAGACATTGGTTTCTTACCTGGTGATATTCGAGAAAAAATGGACCCCTGGTTAGCACCTATATACCATAATTTACATATGTTATATAATAAAGATAAAATAGCAAAAGAATTAGATAATGGGAATATAGAAATAGTACCCTTTGCATTTATGAGGGGTAGAACATTTCTAAAAGCTTTTGTTATAGTAGATGAGGCACAAAATGTTACACATAACCAAATGGAGACAGTAATTGGAAGGTTAGGAAAAGGCTCTAAAATGGTAATATGTGGTGATATGGCTCAAATTGATTTAAAAGACAAAAGGGAAACCGGCTTTTCCTTCCTATCTAGAATAGAAGAAAGCGTAGGAGGATTTAGTGTTTCTACTTTATTACAAAACCATAGACATGAAATAGTATCACCAATACTCAAGGTTTATCAAACCTTTAGAGATTAACGTATTTTTATCATATTTATAATCATACAACATATACCAATAAGTTAAAAAATAAAATATGAATATACCAATTTGGACAGGAACATCAACATTTGTGTCAGGTTCAGGAGACACTCCCTTTGGTTTTTATGATGGACAACCTGATTTTGTCTCTGATGCTGATAAGGTAGCTAACTTTAGTGCTAGGAGATTAGGTTATCCTTTAGTAGATATAGAACTCCAATCTGGTTCCTTTTATACCGCTTTTGAGGAGGCTGTAACTACATATGGTAATGAAATTTACGCATATAAAATACGAGATAATCAATTATCTATTGATGGTTTACCAACGGCGTCACTTTTAAACACCGCGCTTATAACACCGAGTTTTGAACCAATAGTTAGACTATCGGAACAATATGGAGAAGAAGCAGGTAGTGGAGGAAATGTAACTTATTACTCAGGTTCATTTGTATTGACATCTAGTGTACAAGATTATAATTTCTCAACATTTATGACTGCAAGTGGACTCACAGGATCTGAGTATATGCACGGTTTAGAAGTAAAAAGAGTATTTTATGAAAATCCTTATCCGGCGGGTGCTAGATTTTTAGGATCAAACAATGGGTTTGGTTTTGGGGGTGTAATGGCAGCAGGAGTAATGGGTCTAGGTGGATTTGGTGCTGAAGGAGGATATTTAATGGCTCCCTTAAATTACGATATAGCTGTTATACAGCAAATCGAAATGAGTGAAACTATTAGAAGAAATCAATATTCATTTGAAATAAGAAATGACAACTTAAGAGTATTTCCTATTCCTAATTTTTCTTTTAGTGAAAATAATAACACTAGAATATGGTTTGAATATATTTTAAGAGATGAAAGAATTAATAGTGCGGTAATGCAAACCCCTGGTAATGTTACAAATGTTTCAAATGCTCCTTATGGTAATCCTGATTATAATTCAATTAATAGTGTAGGACGTCAGTGGATATTTGAATATACCTTAGCATTATCAAAAGAAATGTTAGGATACGTAAGAGGTAAATATGGTAGTATCCCAATCCCAAATGCAGATGTTGTCTTAAACCAATCAGATTTAATAGCGGCAGCAACAGCAGAAAAAACAGCATTAATAGAAAGATTAAGAACTTATTTAGATGAAACATCAAGAATGGCTTCATTAGAAAGAAGAGCAAAAGAAGGAGAATCTAAAATGCAGGAACTACAGAAGGTTCCATATACAATTTATATCGCGTAATATGGCAATGTATACTAGACAAAGGGATGTTTCCCTTATGCGAAAGTTTAATAGGGAATTGATGGGTAATATTATTACCCAACAATGTGCTATCTATCAGTTTAAATTAGAAGAAACTAAAGTAAATATTTACGGTGAAGCAGCAGAAGAAAAGTATTATAATGGTCCTTTTCTGTTTAATGTTTTAATAGACAGAGGAGATGAACAATACCCAGAAGCAGGAGAAGGAGTATTATTTGAACAGGGTATCAATTTTTACTTTTTTAGAGATGATTTAGTAGATGCAGATGTTGTACCACAAGTAGGAGATATTATATTATATCAAGAAAGCTATTATGGGGTACAAAGTACAATTGCAAACCAATATTGGGGAGGTAAAAACCCACAATATCCTAATAATGATTCAGATGGGACACCAAACCCATTAAACCCTAATTTAGATCAATTTGGTAACGTGATATCAATACTAGTATCAACATATTACATACCAAGTGATAAAGTAGCAATTTCACCTCATATAGAAAGAATGTAATGGCAAAACCTAGAAAACCTATACCAAAAAGTCAATTGACTTTAAGTAATGAAAAACAAACTCCTTTTAAAGGGATAGAAGGTAGAGGAGAAGTAGGGAATCCTAATGATTCTATAACACCTCCCAATCCAAACTATACTGAAACAGGTATTGATTTTAATAGATCAAACCAGATGAGTTTTAGGGATGATACCACTAAACAATATTCAGTTGGTATTAAAGATATTGACGAGGCTGTATTTTATTACTTTCAAAATGTAATCAAGCCTTTTGTTTATCAAAATGGTGAACGAAGAGAAGTACCAGTAATATATGGTGCACCTGAAAGATGGAAATCTTTTCAACGTGATGGGTATTATAGAGATAAAAGTGGAGCGATTATGCTTCCTATTATGGTAATAAAAAGAGATTCATTAACTAAGGATAGAACAGTAGCAAATAAACTAGATGCCAATATGCCTAATTTATATGGTCAATGGTCAAAACAATTTAGTCCTAAAAACTTTTATGGTAATTTTTCCGCTTTAAACAATAGAAAACCAGTTGAAAAATTCCACATAGTAGCCCAACCAGATTACGTAACGATGGAATATAGTGTTATAATACAAACGTATTATATGGAACAATTAAATAAGATAATAGAATCGTGTGAATATGCATCAGATGCTTATTGGGGTAATCCTGAAAGATTTCAATTTAGAGCATTTATAGATACTTTTAATACCGCTACAGAACTAACTCAAGGAAAAGATAGGTTAGTTACAGGTACTTTTAATATAAGATTAAGAGGTTATATATTACCGGATACTATTCAAAAGGAACTAAACGCAACTAAAATATATAATTCAAAAGCAAAAATTACTATCACAACAGAAACAACAAATAATATCGAAGATATCGACTTTTAAATATCCTCTACATATTTATCAACAAACCAATTTATATATGAAAAATAAAAAGTTATCAGAAAAAGAGTTGCAAATATTAAAAGAATACCAAAACAAAACAAATGAGATTATTGCTGCATTAGGAGGTATAGAATTACAATTTGATGTGTTAGAAACTCAAAAAGAAAAAGCATTAGACGAGTTTAAAGTCCTTCAAGAAAGCCAAATAAAAACTGGTAAGGAATTACAAGATAAGTATGGTGAAGGTAATATAAATTTAGAAGACGGGGAATTTACCCCAAACAAATAAATTTTTGAAATACTTTTCAATATTTATAATAAAATAAAAATAAATAAAAATATAGACAATGGCAGAGACAACATTAATATCTCCAGGTGTATTAACAAGAGAAAACGATTCATCATTTATTGGAGCTAGACCTGTTACCTTTGGTGCAGCTATCATAGGACCAGCAATAATGGGACCCGTTGGTATTCCAACAGGTGTTTCTACCTTCTCTCAATATGAAGCCATATTTGGGGGATCAGTAGAAAGTGGATCACAACAATACACTTATTTAAATTCTATCTCAGCAAGAAATTATTTTGCTCAAGGAGGACAATCATTATTAGTAACACGCGTTGTTACCGGTTCTTTTTCTGAAGCATCAGGCTCAATAGGTAGTACTTTAACAACAGGTTCTTTAGTAGGTGGGGCTAATGAATTAAAAACTTCGATATCAAATGCTGCTACTGTAAACATTACAGGTAGTACAGGTGGTGAAGTAACCGGCCTTACAGTTAATGGTGGTACAGGTACAGGAGCACAAGCTACTGTAACAATAGCAGCTCAAGTAGTATCTGCACAGTCATCTGTAGTATCTGCTATACAAATTACAACACCAGGATCAGGATATATTGTAGGAGATATAATTAATTTTACATCACAATCTTTAGGTGCGGTAGCAATTACCGATGCCGGAGTAGGTGTAAATTTAGAATATACTTTAAAAGCAGACGATTTAGCATATACTCCATCATTCGAGATTAAAACAATATCTGAAGGTGAAGTAATGAATAATGATCAAGTAGTAAATTCAGCAAATGGAACTTTAGATAGCGGATCAGCAATTAACCTTAGATGGGAAATAGCTTCTGTAAACACATCTTCAGGACAATTTGCATTACTAGTAAGAAGAGGAAACGATACTTCAACACAAAAAGCTATATTAGAAACATATAACAATGTATCATTAGACCCTACTGCAGTAAATTATATTTCAAAAGTAATAGGTGATACATATCAAACAGTAGAACAAGATGGTACAGACTTTTTTGTTAAAACAAATGGTAATTACCCACAAAGAAGTTCTTACATTTATGTTTCATCAGTAAACTCACCAACACCTTCCTATTTTGATAATAATGGAACAGCTAAGAGTGAATTTACTAGTAGCCTACCAGGAATACAATCTGGATCATTTGCGGGTGCTGTAGGTGTAAATTTTGGAGATGACCAACAAGCTAAATTTAATGAGCTAATCTCACCAACAAATATACAAGGTATAGCTCCAAACGATTATACACAATCAATTAACTTACTAAGTAATGCTGATGATTATCAGTTTAATGTAGTAACTGCTCCAGGATTAAATTCTCAGGATCACGCTGCACAAACAACTGGTTTAGTAACATTAGCACAAGGTAGAACAGATTGTATGGCAGTGATTGATGTTGTAGCGTATAATGCGTCAATCAACACAGTTACAACACAAGCAAGTGCTTATGATAGCTCATATGCTGCTACTTATTGGCCATGGTTACAAACGGTAGATGCCGGAACCGGACAAACAGTTTGGGCACCAGCTTCAACATATATTCCTGCAGTTTATGCATTTACAGATGCTTCATCAGACCCATGGTTTGCACCAGCAGGTTTGCTTAGAGGAGCTTTAGGAAGTGTAGTAAGAGCAGAAAGAAAATTAACATCAGGTAATAGAGATACTTTATACGAAGCAAATGTAAACCCAATTGCAACCTTCCCAGGAAGTGGAGTTGTAGTATTTGGACAGAAAACTTTACAGAAAAGAGCAAGTGCTTTAGATAGAGTAAATGTACGTAGATTATTAATATCACTTAAAGGATATATCACACAAGTATCAGATAACTTAGTATTTGAACAAAATACAAATGCAACAAGAAACAACTTCTTAGCAAATGTAAACCCATACTTAGAATCAGTACAACAAAGACAAGGATTATACGCCTTTAAAGTAGTAATGGATGCTACAAATAACACACCAGATGTTATAGATAGAAATGAGCTAGTAGGTCAGATTTATTTACAACCAACTAAAACAGCTGAATTTATTATTCTAGATTTCAATGTTTTACCAACTGGAGCAACATTTCCTGAATAAAAACAATAATTATAAATATTTATAATAAAAATATATAAAAAATGGCAGTATTAGACCCAAACGAGATATTTTACACAGCATTTGAACCGAAACAACAAAACAGGTTTATATTGTATGTAGATGGAATTCCTTCATACCAAATTAAAGGTATGGGCGCAGTTTCATTAACACAAGGTACAGTCCAGTTAAACCATATCAACGTTGCAAGATACGTTAAAGGTAAAACACTTTGGAACACAATTCAAATGACGTTATTTGATCCAATTACTCCAAGTGGTGCACAAGCATGTATGGAATGGGTTAGATTACACCATGAGTCAGTAACGGGTAGAGACGGATATAGTGATTTCTATAAAAAAGATTTAACTATGAACGTATTAGGACCTGTAGGAGATATCGTTTCAGAATGGATTATCAAAGGAGCTATGATTACCGAAGCAAATTTCGGAGATTACAACTGGGATAATGAAAGTGCTGCTGTAGAACTACAATTAACAGTACAACCAGATTACTGTATCTTAAATTTCTAAAAAGAAAAATACATAAATTATATAAAATTGCTTGGCTTCCGCCAAGCTTTTTTTTATATTACATATGTATAACTGATAAAAACGTTTTAACCAAATAAAGACTATGAGTGAATTTAAATTCCCAACCGAAGAAGTAGAATTACCTTCTAAAGGTTTAATCTATTCTAAAGACAATCCCCTATCAAGCGGTAAAGTAGAAATGAAATACATGACTGCTCGAGAAGAAGATATTTTGTCTAACCAATCTTACATCCAAAAGGGTACAGTATTAGATAAATTATTAGATTCTTTAATTATCGATAAAAACATTAATGCCGACGATTTAATAGTAGGAGATAAAAATGCCTTATTAATAGCTTCTCGTATTTTAGGATATGGTAAAGATTATGAAGTAAAAATAAAAGGTGAATCTCATACTATAGATTGCTCTACTTTAGAAAATAAAGAATTTGATGAATCTAAATTTGAAGCAGGTAAAAATGAATTTTCATATACTTTACCTTCAACCGACAACGTAATTACCTATAAACTTATTACGGGTCATGATGAAAAAGCAATAAATAGAGAAATAGCAGGTTTAAAAAGACTTCAAAAAGATGCCTCTCCTGAATTATCTACTAGATTAAAACATATAATATTATCAGTAGACGGAAAAGAGGAAAAAAAAGATATTAGAGACTTCGTTGATAATTATTTTTTAGCTAGAGATTCTCGTGCTTTCAGAGACCATATCAAAACTACCCAACCAGATGTAAATTTATCCTATATTTTGGATAATGGAGAGGAGGCAGAGGTCCCTATTGGCCTAACGTTTTTTTGGCCTGACTATTAAAGTAGCCCCTTTATTTAGGAAAAACTTATTTTCCCAAATACATCAAATATTATTTCATGGTAAAGGAGGATATGATTATCCTTCTGTCTACAATATGCCTATATGGTTACGTAAATTTACATACAGTGAAATGTTATCCCATTATGAGGAAGAGAAAAAAGCGAACGAAAAGGCTTCTAATGGAGGTAAAGGTGCTAAAAACCTAGTTAACCCTGACGGTAAAGTTAATACCCCAGCATTTGCCGAAGCAAGTAAGGCATATAAAGGTAAAACAAGTTATAATTAGTAATATTTATAACAAAACCAACTATATCAATGGCAGCTCAAGACCAAATAAAAAAACTTAATGACCAAATCCAAGAAATCAACAAACAATTGGGTGGTAAGCAAATTAAGATATTTGATGTTAAGGAACTTAATGAGGCTGAAAGAGTTGTCAAGTCCTTAAGAACAGAACTTCAAGATGCCACTAGTGATATTTCTGGTCTTGCATCTGGTTTTAAAAATGTAGTCCAAGAAATGCAAAATACTAGTAAACCACTAGCGGATGCAAAAAAATCTTTTAATGCACTTTCGGGTTTAGCCCAAAAACTACAAAATGATCAAGTAGGTATTAATAAACTTAGTAAAAAAGAATTAATATCTATTAAAGATAAAATTAAGGCTGAGAAAGAAAACCAAAAAACCCTTTATACAAATCTTAAACAAAAATATGATGCTAATTCAATAACTGATAGAGAATTAGCAGCTTTAGTTGAAATTGAAGGAACTTTAGCAAATGAAAATGTTTTATATAATGATTTATTAACTACTGCTAGAAAAAGACTTGCTGAAGAAACTAAAATTAATGATGCTATGGGTCTTGGGGGTGCCTTAATTGGTGGTCTTAAAAAAGGTTTAGATAAATTAGGTTTAGGAGGTTTAGTTGATCAATTAGGAATTGATGATGCTAAAACTGCTATGGAAAAGGTGGCAGATGAAGTTACTAAAGGGGGAACAGAAACAGCAACGTTTGGGGGTAAAGTAAAAATTTTAAAAGCAGGTATAGGTTCATTGGGTAAATCCATGGTGAGGAACCTTACAGACCCCTTAGCAATAGCTAAATTCTTATTTGATGAAATTATAGGTGCCATCCAGGCATCTGATAAGGCAACAGGTGAATTAGCTAAGGGTATGAATATGTCATATAATGAAGCAAGTTCAATGCGTAATGAACTTCAGTTAGTTTCTAATCTTTCAGGGGATATATTCATAACTACAAAAGGATTACAAGAATCTCTTATGGCTGTAAATGCTGAATTAGGTACTAATGTAATGCTTAATTCTAAAAATTTAAAAACTTATACCAAATTAAGAGAAGCAGCAGGTCTTACAATGGAAGACCAAAAAGGTATTGTTGCCTTAACTAATGCTACTAAAGGTAATGCTGAAGATATTACAAAAGAATTTTTAGGTGCCGCAAGAGCATCTGCCACTAAAAATAAATCAGTTTTAAACGAAAAAACTTTATTAAAAGACATTTCAAACATATCAGCAGCTACAACTTTATCATTTGGTAAAGATGCAGGTTTAATAGGACAAACTGTAGCTACGGTAAAGGCTTTAGGTTTAGAAATGGGTAAAGTAGAAGGTATAGCAGATAGTTTACTTGATTTTGAATCTTCTATTGAAAATGAATTACAAGCTGAATTATTATTAAATAAAGATTTAAATTTAGAAAAAGCAAGACAAGCAGCTTTAAATAACGATTTAGCAACAGTAGCTACAGAAATAGCTAAACAAGCAGGTTCATCAGCGGAATTTGGTGAAATGAATAGAATCCAACAGGAGGCGTTAGCTAAAGCTGTTGGTATGAATAGAGAAGAATTAGCAAAAACATTATTTGTCCAAGAACAAATAGGAAATGTATCTGAAGAAGAAGCAAATTTAAGAGAACAAAGAATAAATAAATTACAAGCTGAAGGCTTATCTAATGAACAAATTAAAAAGAAACTTGGTGAAGAATCTTTTGAGTCTTTAAAAAACCAAGCATCTGTTCAAGAAAGAATAAATAAATCTGTTGAAAAATTAAGAGAAGTATTTATATCTATAGCAGGCCCTGTAATGCAGATAATTTCCCCAATAGTAGACCTTCTTATCCCCGCAGTAGCAATATTATCTGGTACTTTTAGTATGATAGGTAGTACTATAGGATATGTTGTAGATTCAATATCAGGCATAGTAGGTATATTTACAGGAGCTAATGAACAATTAAGTATAATGCAAACTATAGTTGGTTCTATAGCAATAGGTTTTGCTTCAATATTAGCAATTCAAAAGATAAAAGCAGGGTGGGATGCTTTATCACTAATTATGGAACAAAGGAAAGCTAAGGCCCAAAAAACATCATTACTAGGGTTAATTTCTGAAATGGCTATGAAAGCCTTTAATGCTTTAGGAGGTATTCCTGTTATTGGACCTGCTTTAGGTATAGCGGCGGCAATATCAGCAGCAACATTAGGATATCAATATTATAATAAAGCAGGAGATGTTGATTCAGCCGCAGATGGTAAAACACGAATATCTACTAAAGAAGGTGGTTTATTTGAACTTTCCCCAAATGATGATTTGGTAGCGGCACCAGGAGCTTCTAAAGCTTTAGAAATGGCAGCAAAAGGTGGAGGAAATACAACAACTATTGTACAACAAGCTCCAACTCCAACCACTACATTACCACAAAATAATGAACAAGCAGATAAAACAAACTCTTTATTAGAGGAGATACTTAATTTTCAAGTAAAACAACCTCAATTATCAGCAATAGGTATGTACGAAGTACAATAATTTAATATTTATAATAAAACAAACAATTATGAGTTTATTAAACAAATTAATATCGGGTCAAGCTTCAGCTACAAGTCTGAATGGGTCAACGCCTAACACACCAGAATTTGCAACGTCTACTTTACATAGACAATATTCTACTATAGGAAACCCAGAAGCAGCAAATGTAACTCCATTAAACGGAGTTTTACCACAACCCTCAACATTAGAGTCGCCAGCAGCACCTACAAGATATTTAGATAATCTTCCAACTTAAAAGTAGGATATGGCATTAGTTAACTTAACAACCAATCTTAAATCTTTAAGATATGGTAAGGATACAGTTGGAGGAGGTAATAGTGGCCAACCATTCGTAAGAACTTCAATCCCAGATGATTTATCAGATGTTGGTAAAACAGGAGGACCTGATTTTCTTTTACGAGGTGGAACTTTACTGCCTAAGATTGTAAGTAATGATGTTAAAAGAATATCAAATTTATTTTATCCTGGAAAAGGAAGAGAAATAAACACAACAAACGCTGACGATCCGTTAGGGATTGATGCTTCTAATAACGGACGAAGACCTGTTAACTTAATAGGAACGTTATTTACAGCAAAACAAAATATTTTATCCTTAACTAATGTTAGTTCTCAAGTAGGATACGTAGTTGCAAAAGAGGATGCGGTAGTAATCCCAGGTGGTGAAGGTACAGCTATTGGTAATCTTTTACGTAGTTTAGTACCTCCATTAAATCAGGGTATATATACACCTTTATCTACAATAGGTCAAGCAGCAGGTAATGCTATAGGACTTCATTTAGATAAACAAGGTTTAGGATTTAATTTTAAAACTACAGTTGGATCTCCGGATGGAAATTCTCTTTTAGGTTTACCTACATATTTAAATACTATTCACACTAATTCAACTGATGGTCCTAAAAGTAGATTATATGGTTTACTTGATAAAATCAATACAGATACTCAGGGAGTCAATGATTTATATTCTTATTCTGGGGGGCCAGGTGCTACTTTAGGTGTTGGTAAAACCAACATTGTAATGGTAGGTGACCAAAGAACTGGTATTAATAACCCTACATTAAAGCTACAAGACAATAGATTCGTATCTAAACAATTTGTTCCAAATTATGATATTAAATTAGATAATATATTTAAAACAAGTATATTTAACACATACCGTTCCTCTATATTTGGGTTTGAAACAGAATCTGGACGTCTATTTGATAAAGTTTTTGGAATTAGAGATGATAGTGTTTACCAACCAGGAACATATTTAAAAACAGACACTGGTAAATTAAAAAGTGGAACTGAAGACTTTGTTCCTCAATTGCAACTATCACAAGAACAAATAGAAGGCAAAGACCCAGTTAGTAAGGGAGGAAAGGTTGAAAACTTTTCAAAACCATTTGAAGGAACAGATTATATTCCAAAATCTATAGAATACACTCAAGCTGGAAGAATAGAACAAAGGGTTAGCTTAGGAAACCCAGGTAAAAGAGCAAATAGAAGTAGTTATACAATAGGTAGAAGAGATATTGGTTCTTCAATTGATTCTGTAGAAGGTAATTCTGATTATAAAAATGCATTAGACCAAATCAACGCTTTCCCTATTTACCAATCAGGTGTAGTAACAGACAACAAAATTAAAAACGATTTAGTTAAATTTAGAATAGGAGTAATATCTAACACAGATCCTTCCTTAAAAACCTATATTCATTTTAGAGCTTTTATAAATAGCTTTGAAGATAACTTTACAGCAGATTGGAAAGGTACCAATTATATGGGTAGGGGTGAAAAATTTTATAAATATGGGGGATTTGATAGAAAAATATCTATGGGTTGGACGGTAGCTGCTCAATCTAAACAAGAACTTATCCCAATGTGGCAGAAATTAAACTACCTAGCATCAGTTACCGCTCCTGACTATTCTAGTACGGGGTATATGAGTGGTAATTTAATCACCTTAACAGTAGGTGGGTATCTATATGAACAAGTAGGTATTATGACAGGACTTAATTTATCTATACCGGATGAATCACCTTGGGATATAGCAATATCAGATACTGATACAGCTACAAGAGATGCATCTGTAAAAGAAATGCCTATGATATGTAATGTATCAGGATTTAATTTTATACCAATACATAACTTTGTACCAAAAGTACAAAGTAATGACTTTGCAAATGGTGCTAAGGTTGGTACTAATGGTGGAAAATTCGTTGGAAAATACGGACAAGAACAGTATATTGCCTTATCACAAACCTCTACAGATGGGACATCATTAGTCAATAATTATGGAGGTGAGGACAAAAATATAAACTATATACCAAAATAATGTCTAGATATACTAAAATAGAAATAATAAAAAACCAAAACCAACTTGGATCCCCAACTCCTAGGCATTATCGTGGAGTAAAATATCCTCAAATCCCATTGAATTTTAGTGATATTTATTTATATTCAGAAGCAGGAGATAGGTTTGATATATTAGCACAACAATATTATAGTGATTTTAGTTTATGGTGGATAATTTCATCAGCAAATAATTTTTTAAATCAAGACTCATATTATCTCCCACTAGGGATTCAATTTCGAGTTCCCACTAATATAGGGTTAATACAAGCCAATTATGATAGGTTAAATCAAAGAAATTAAAAAGTTATGGCAAGGTTAGTAGGTGAAGGAATAGAAAAATATACAACAGATCAAATTAAGATCCGCCAACAAATAGCGGGTAGTGGTTTTGGTGATAGCACTAGGTCTGTAGATTTTCTGCAAATCCAAAATAATAGAAATGCGTGGTTAAAATTAGGTTCTTCTGTAAGAATATTAACCGCTAAAGAGATGTTAGACGAACTTCGAAAACAAGAAGAATACAAAAACTTAACCCTAAAAGAGGTTGAAGATAGTAGAACAACTGGTGTTGATAGATTAAAAGATATTGATCTAGACTTTAAAGGAAGATTTATGGGTAAGGGTTTAGCAACTGAAGCTGTATTATTTAATTCTTTATCTAAAGTAGTATCTTCTACATATGATACAGATGAAAAGAAAACTACAAATGGTTCATACATTTCTAGATCGGGTGTAACAAACAAAGCTTCCTTTTGGAATACTAATAATGCTTATGGTTTAGGTGGAAATAATCAAGGTTTAGTTCCTCCCCCGGGATTAATAGATGCTAAAGTTACAGCTTTAAATAGAGGTTCTATTAGAAAGGCTACAGTTAATATAAAAGCACATAATAAATTCCAATTTGAATTAATAGAATTATTATATATAAGGTTAGGTTACACTATGTTATTAGAGTGGGGTTGGGATAAATATATAAATAGTCAATCTGTAGCGATTGAAAAAATGGGTAATACCCTAATGGAAGATGTTTGGTTTCAAGATAATGAAGGAACCAATTTTCAAGATTTAATTAAAAAAGTAGAATATTATAGAAAGCTATATAATGGTAACTATGATGGTTTTATTGGTAGGGTTTCTAATTTTTCGTGGGATTTTGATACCGATGGAACTTATAATATTACCTTAAATCTAATTACAGTAGGAGATGTTATAGAATCATTAAAAGTAAACCTTCCTAAATTTGAAGTTAGTAAAGAACAAATCAAACTTGATCTTGAACGATATAATGATAATAATCTTAGAGATAGAAAAAAAGAAAACCAAAAACTCTCCGAGGAATCTACAATAGTTACAAATGCAGGTAACTCAACTCTAGCTTATAGCCTATTTTTAGATATAATAAATCCTGGGAATACAGGAGTAACAAAATGGAAGGGTGGAATAGAATCTAACTATTTTAATTTGTTTACTGGAGAAGAAACAACTCTCCAAACTAGGACAACATATAATACTGATAGTAATGGAAAAAAAGATACAAGACCTACAACACAAAACTTTCTTGATAGGGATAAATATAGTTATTTTTTAACTTTAGGGGAATTACTTTTAAAAATACAACAGTTATGTATTCATAGTACTAATGGTAACGCTGTAATAGACTTAGATAATGATGTTGAGTCAAACATTATGTCCTCTTATCCTAATCAAATATCATTAGATCCTAGAATTTGTTTTGTAAAACCTACATTTTCAAATAATATTTCTTCCACAGAAGAACCAGGCAAAGATAAAGCTACATATATTAATGTAGGATACCCTTCCCAAAAAGATTTAAAAAAATGGTTTACTGTTGATGAGTCTAATACTGATTGTGTTTATGGTAAAACTATGAACATATATGTAAATTATGATTTTATTTCTACCTGCTTATCAAAATCTACTAAAAAAGGAGAAGTATTTTTATATAAGTTTTTACAAAATTTATGTGATGGTATTAATTCTGCTTTAGGAGACATTAGTAATTTAGAACCTATAATAGAAGATGACTATAAAATAGTAATCCAAGACCAAAATAAAATTAGGGGTATTGAGACCTCACAATACTCAGATAAATTTAAAGAGGATGATGATGTTGATTTTGAGCTATTTGGGTATAACATAGAAAATTCAACTTCAAATATTCTTAGAAAATTTAATTTTGAAACAAAAATAACCCCCCAATTATCATCTATGATATCTATAGGGGCAACATCTAATGGTACTTCAACTAAAAACTATGATGCTACCGCTTTTTCAAGTTGGAATTCAGGTTTAAAGGATCAATACCAATTAAATTTAGTTGACCCAAAAGAAATATCTTCCGATGAAATCCTTACTAACGATGATGTATTAATATTATCTGCATCATTTGCAGAAGCATCTATAGACACTTATGTTGGAATAGATGGAACTACAGGATTACAAATTATTCCATCTCTTTTATCTGGTTTTGGTGGTGCGTCAGTACCAATAGTACGTAAACCTAAGGAAAGTGCATTTCAATCTAGTACAGCTAAAGATATCACATTTAAGGGTACAAGAAACCCAGATGGTAATGATTTAGTTACTTTTTCTGTTAATAATTATAACTTTTGGAGTGATTATGTACAAATAGCTGAAAAAAGAAAAATTTCTAAAGCTGCAGAAATTGAAAAAGAAAGACTAATTGATAAAAAAGGTACTGATAGGTACAATTCCTTTAGTGCAGACTATGTTAGATATTTAATCCAAGGTTTTGGGGGAAAAGCAAACACAATCCCAGAAGACAGACACTTATATTATGATTTAAACCCAGATTTTATTAATGCTGGTAAAAAAGCCTTTAAAGCATATGTAGATAAGATTGATAATGAAATATATAGTAGATATGGTGCTCCTTCTACTAAAATAGGATTTATACCCTTAGATTTTAGTTTAGAGAGTGATGGAATAAGTGGTATAAAACTTTATAATAGATTAAATATAAGACAAAAACTTTTACCTAGACAATATCCAAGATCTGTAGAATTTTTAATTAAAAACGTAAACCATACAATATCCGATAATGATTGGTCAACGGAATTAAAAACACTTTCAACACCTAAAACAGCAGCACACTCTTTAGAAAAATTTAACTTTTTTGATGTTGTTAATGATTCTATTGCAAAAGATTCTAAACTTTTTCTAAATCCATCATTAGCTAAATCTTTAACAACATCAATAGATTTATTAAACTCAAATTCACGAACAGGTTTAATATATGATACTGAAGAAACAACTAAAACTCAAATAGTACTACATCATACCGCGGGAAATAATACTGCTGCTGGGTATATTGCAGGTTGGCAAAAAGAATCATACCCACTAGCTACCCATTACATTATTCCTAGAACAGGACAAACAGAACAATTATATGAAGACAAATATTGGTCAAATCATTTAGGTACGGATTTACCTAATAACGCCTTTCTTCAAAAACATTCATTAGCCGTTGAAATATCAAGTTATGGGTATTTAACGCTGAAAAAAAATAACCAAGGTAAACGTGTATGGCAATCTTGGTCGGGTCAAGAAGTACCTGATAATCAAGTTGCTGAACCTTACCGAATTTCCAGTAATGGTACTATAGAAAGTTTTGTTGATAAAGTACCAGGTGGTTATAGAGGTTATGTAAGATTCCAAAAATATACCGATGGTCAAATAAAATCACTTGAAACAATACTAAGAGGATGGAAAAATAGTTATCCTTCAATCCCCTTAAAGTTAACTCCTGAAAACTATAAAGAAATGTTCCCAAATACAAAAACAAATGGAGAATATGACATTTCTAAAAACGCATCAGGACAAGTACCAGGTTTATATACTCATAACTCATACAGACCAGATAAAGTTGATATTTTCCCACAAAAAGAACTATTAGAAATGTTAATGGGATTAGACGGAGAATCAACTACCACAACATCTTCATCAACATCTACCTTTACTTACTACCCTCAATTTGCAAAAGTAACCGAAGAGGTCAATGGTAAGGAAGTAAAGGTAACAATTGAGTATGATGACGGGAAAAATATAGGGACAGCAGTAGGTAGAGCAACATCACGTTCAACCTCTAGAAGCAATATAAATATAGCAAAATCTAGTGCAAGCCTACAAGCAAAAGGTGATTTAGCAAACCAATTCAACAGTTAAAATGTATTATCCACTATCACAAATAACCACAGATTTATATACTTCACAAGATGAATTTCTAGTTCAATCTACAGGTTTACCTTATAAGGGAAATTACTACTCAACTTCTGATGGTAAATTTTTTACAGGAGCTTCTCCACAAGATGGAAATAACCTCCCTTTAATAAGAAATATTCAAAATGATTCCTCTAAAGATGTAGAAGTAGGAGTTGAAGGAACATTTAATAGAACAAATACTTCTTTATCATTAACACCCCCTTCATATCAAAATGCTTCTACCAAACCCCCACGTTTGGCACCATCCCCTACCTCCAAAGTTGTTTTTCCAACACAAGAAGATTATACTATAGGAGAGTTTACAAGATACTTTTTAAAAAAAATAAATCAAAACGTTTACCTGGAAACGGATAAACCCACCTTTATCAATTATCAAAATAGAAACAACAACACCCAACACGAACTATATTCCTCAGTATCTTTACCTTGGAATTTAACAGGTAATCCTATTGATGTATATGTTACTAATAGAAATATAGTTTTATTAAATGAAAATCAAATAAAATGGTTTGGGTTTTCAATGTGGTTTAATTCTAGATATCTTAAACACTTTAAACCTACCTCTCAAAATTTCTTTAATACTAAGGGTGGGGAATTAAAAATAGAAACTAATAACGAAAATTATGCTGGTTTTTATCATGTTAATCCTAATCTTGGGAAAATAATGGAAGGTAAATTTCACAAACCTACATTCCACAATATTTTAATCCCCTTTAAAGGAGATGAAATAAAAGGAAATATAAAAGTAAGGGTTAATAGTGAAGTAGGAACATCAAGAAGAAAAAACTACTAAAAAACTAGGCTACCGCATAAATTAATCGTATATTTACCCATAAATAAAGGTATATGTACTGGTTGATAGAAAATAAGGAACAGTTAGATGTTCTAATTAATAGTAGTTATAAGGAGGCTTTCATCGAAGTAATCCCTTATAATGATACGATACACCCCGTACTAAATCACGTAAGTTTAATGTATATTAGACCACTTGAAGCATCTAAAGGCTTTATGGTGGGTATACATCATAGTGAAGTTACTAATGAGTTAACCACGTATAAGACAAGCATTGAAAGGTTAATAAACAAATTTGAAAAATTGTATTGTCGCGATAAGAAGGAAATATTACATTATTTTCCAAACAAAACTCTTTATGACATAACCGCACCACCTCATACGTATATACGACCAACTACCAAAGCACACGAAATATTTTACAACCAACATAAGGATGAAATTTGCGTAAACACGATTATCCCGATTGTTAAACATTATGAATTGTGCGAACACATTTTTGAAGATCTAAAAGCGAATATTAACAGAGAAAAAACTAAATATGATGAATTCTTTAATACTAAAGTATCCTTGGTGTTCAACTACCTCGAACGAAATGGAATACAAATACACAAACCAACCTTCGAAGAGCACTTCCATAAAATTGATGGTGAACGAGCATACACTCAGTACAACCTTCGGACAACCACAACACGACCTTCAAACAAATTTAAAAACGTAAACTATGCAGCACTTTCCCACAAAAACGGATGTAGAAAAAGCTTTATCCCAAGCAATGGGGTATTTATTGACATTGATATTAGCGCTTATCATCCTAGCCTGTCTTGTCGTCTCATTGATTATAATTTCCCCACTGTTGATATTCATAGCCATTTACAAGCTTTATATAAGGTTGACTACGCCAAATCTAAGGAATTAACATTTAAGCAACTATACGGAGGAGTATTTAAGGAATACAAACACCTAGAATTTTTTAAGA